CAACATTGAAGTCAATTCAGCTTCAGCATCAATTGAATGGTATGCATTTAAATCTTGAGCAAATTCTGGAGTCCAAACTGCTTTCAACTTACGAGTCTTAGCAACGATTGGATCTGATTGCATTTCCAAGTTAATTTCTGGAATATCAATATCTGTACCTTGATTAATACCTGATTGATTTGTTCCTTTGAATGGATTTGAATCTTCAAAATCACCACGCGTTACATCAGTTGGTTGTTTGCTGTACTGTAATCTTACTGTATTAGCACCAATTGATGAACTGATGAAAGTTGCTTGTGAAGCCGATACAACAAATGATGCAGTGTAATTTGAAGTAATTGTTGAGAATGCTTGAACCGGAACGATCTCAGTTGAACCAGATAAGAATGTAAATGAACGAACTGCATACAAATCTGCATTTGTAGGTACATTAACTGTTACTACTTTAAATTGACTTGATCCTGAATAAGCAGAGTCACCATTAACTTGTGCTGCAGTTGGAGTAGAACCAGTTGCTGCTGTTACGATGCTTGCTGTTTCGTTAATTGAATAACCAAAACGACCTGCACCATATAAACCACCTGTTGGATCACCTGATATAGTTGTAACACCAAACATAGAGTCATCAGCGTTAGGAGAACTAAATGGATCACCTGTTCTGTTGTTGTTGTCATTATCAAATCCAGGTTGAGCTGTACCATATTTAAAGTCTAAATAAAATATAAGACCTGATGGCAAGTTCATTGGCTGAACTGATACAAATTCTTTTGCTGCAAATTCAGCAAAAATTCTTCTTACTAATGGAAGAGCAACGCCAGCCCATTCTTCAGATCCTGCTGTGGTACCTGTAGATGTAGCTTCTTTTACTAATTGTCTTGCTTGGTTTTCAAGCAATTGAGCCATACCGGCTCTTTCTGTTTCGGTTTTGATACCTTCTAATAAACCGGTTCTTTCCCACTTAGAAGCTAACGCTTTAGCGTTGTTTCTTTGAACGAAATCATTGGTTTGTAATAAATTTGAAATATTCATTTCTTTTTTCCTTTGTTTTTGTTTTTGTTGTTTACAATAATCCTGCTAATTTTTTCCAACGGTTTGCTAATTCAAAACCTTCTGTTAAAACTTGAGTTGTTTCTCTTGCCGGCGCAGTTGTTGCTGTCGCTTTTGATGCATAAGATTCTTTAACTACACGTTTCTTCATTGTAGGTCTTTTAAATGATTCAGCTAATGTTGTAAATACTAATTTTACTTCCCTTGTATTACTAGCTCTATCAAAATTTTCAATTACTTTCATTTTTTGATTTTCTGATAATTCAAAGTTTCTGAACAATTTGTTTGTGAAAAGAAGTTTTGCGTTTAAAAGATTAACTTCATTGATAATACTTTTTAATTGCTTAACGGTATTATACGCTTCATGTAATTCTTCGTCTTTAGCATCCATGTCAGCTTGCATTTGTTCAACTTCTAATTCAGACTTTGTTGTGTCTGTATCATCTTCTGGTACCGTGCCTGCTTCTTCTTCGCGAAGGATTGCTTCAATGATTTCATCAATTGATTCACCCATCATATGATCTTCATCATTTTCAGAATACATACCTTCAGTTGCTATTTCGTCTTCTTTTGACATATTACCATCCATGTTTTCTTCTGCATCCATGTCTTCTTCTAACTCGCGAATGATTGATTCTAAATCCAAATCTTTGTCTTCGTCAGTGTATTCAGCATTCATATCTTCTTCAGATTCTGGTGCTGTTTCTTCTGCAGGCATTTCTTCTTCTTCTTCGTCACCCATTCCAACTGTAAAGTCGTATTCATTTCCGCCTACTTCTGCAGATAAATGATCGTCTGTCCAATTAAAGTCGTTGTCCATTCCTTCTTCACCTTCCATTCCTTGTTCTCCTGCTGTCATATCCATTGCTGGTTCTTCTGCAGGCATTTCTTCGTCTTCGCCTTCGATTTCATTTGTTAGTTTTGTAGCTAACATTCTTTCTAATCGTGGAGCGAATGCTTCTTGTAAAGCGATCTTTGCATTTGCTAGAGCTGTTTCTTTTACTGCTTTTGCGTCTGCGATTGCTTCTTTTAGCAAATCTGATTTTGCCATAGTTGTTCTCCCTAAATTTGTTTTTGGAAATAAGATTATTTGAAATCTTAATAGAAATATATAATTTTTCTAGACACTATATAAGATTGGATAGCGTATTTTACAATAAATATAGGCGTAACTAAAAAACAGTAAAAAAGTCCTAACTTTTTTGCTAGGACTTATTAATATTATATAATATGTATTAAATTGAATGTCTATCGCGAACTTTTTGTATAAACTTTGCAGCAATTAATTGTTTTCTTTTCTTAACTGATGGTTTTATAAATTCTCGAAGATCTCTAGTTTTTTCTAAAACTTCTGATTTTTTAATTTTTCGTTTCCATTGTTTTAATGCAAATGATAAATCTTCTCTTGTGGTTCCTATTACATTAACTGCTAAAGCAGCACCGGGTACAATTGTTTGATGTTGTTTTTGTTTTTTATTCATATAACTGTTTTAAATGTTTCCTTGTGGATTTCGTATTGGTGTTGATTGTTGAGCAGGTTGTTCTCCTCGTACATTAAATCGAAAATGTTTAAGTTCTGGTTTTTGTGCTAGATATCCTTGTAACTTTTGAGAATCTAATGCTACATCTTCACCTAATCTAAAATACATGTAGCCAACACGTCCTGTTTTGGATATTACATGTTTAATAATAGTAAATCCTTTTTTTTCAGCCCATTGACGTATTTCGTCTGAAACGCTCTGTGCTAATTGTGGATCTCTAATTACATATTCAATTCCACCTTTATAATCTGTTAAATTATTAACTAGTTGTGCTTCATCAACCATGTTTGCTGGAACTGTATTTTCTGTCAATCCAAAAAAGTCTTTATATAATTTTTTTAAATTATTCATCATTTACCTATATATTATAATAATTTTTTTTTCAATATCCAAATTATTGAACATTAAAGTATGTATTTAAATGGTTTCCAATTTGTTCATAACATAATGACATACGTTGCTGTGCTTCTTTTAATTCGCGAGCTGCCTGTTCAAAGTCTCTATAATCTTCAAATAAACGTTTATTAACTTTTTTAAATCCAACTATTTTATGTTCATCATCTTTTTCCTGCATAATTTGAGCAGCTTTATCAACAATATGTTTAACACGATTAACTGTTTGTTCTAAATCAGTTCTGCCATATATTGAATGACCCAATTCTGAGAATTTTTCTAATTCACTAATAAATTGTTTTTTTTCTTCTTTAGATACTGGTCTAGGCTGATCTTCTAGCATTGTTTCTAATATAAATCTTAAATTTGGCGTGTTCATAATTATATCCTACATTTGCCATCATCACATAAAATTGATGTAATAATGCTGTTTATTTTATTATATTTATTATTGGTGGTCTGGTTATCAATTGATTCGTGCATGTTCGTAGGCCGCATAAATGCACCCTGTGTAGATGGATTAGATACAAAGTCCCAACATATTAATTCAAAATCTTCTTGTACTTCTACTACACCCTCACTACGCAATTCTTTAACGGATCCTAATCCGCGACTTGAAATACCTAATGTAATACCAGCTTTAAAAAGTTCTTTAAGAATTTTACCCGATGGTGTTTCTAGTATTTGTACTGCTCCACACAAATCATCACCTTTCCACCATATTTTAAGCACGTTATGTGAAACATTGTTTAAATTGACAACTGATGATTCTGGATGATCTAATTCACCTAATGCTCTATGTTGATCAATATATTCTAATTGATATCGTTTACATTCTCTTTCTAAAATAGCTCTAGGATAGATTCTACCATTTTGATTTTTAGCACTAGCTCGTTGTAAAATACCTTGCACCACAAAACCTCCAGGAACTCCATATGCTGCACCTGATGATTCTGATAATGAACCAACCGGCTTAAATGGCATATATTCTACTATTAGTTGTTTTGACATATTATTCTCCTAATGCTCTTACACGTTCTGCTATCTTTGTTAATCTTTCTGATATTTTTATTAATGCTTTATCTGCAGATGATCCAATACCTGTTCTTGCTAATCCTGATTCAGTTTTTAATCTAGAAGTGTGATTAACCAATGTTTCAATTTCTTGAAGTTTTTTTGCTACTTCTTTTATTGTTGTTTTAACTTTTTGTTCCGGAGTTGTTTTTGGATCACCTGTTGCAAATGATCTATATGATTCAATAAGTTGTTCGTATTTCGAATCCATCATTTCTGCAAGTTTATTATGTGTTGTTACACTGTCAGTAGTTCTATGTTTTGTAGGTTTATCTGGCATATGTTTAGACGGATATTCATACGTTTCATTATGCCAATCTTGGCTATCTCCAGTAAAAATAAATTTATCTGACATTTCTTCTTCAGAACTTTCTGGTGTTTGATGTGTATCAATTTTATATGTAGCAGCTGTATTTACAGATTCATATCTTGCTTCTTTGCCTTTCCATTTACCTGGTTTTGCAAATGCTGCAGGTGTATTATATCCGGCAATCGCACCTGTTACATTTTGTTCTTCTAAGTCTTCATCGCAAACACAATTAGATTTTGGTCTATCACATTGTTCACATGAGTCTTCTATTATTTCATGAAATTGTTTTGCCATTTCTAATATTAATGATTTCATGAGTGCATCTCTTTTAATTCACGAACTAAATCAAAATATCGCAATAATGATAATACGTGCGATTCTTTAATTGTTTTCATGTTTTCAACCGTACATAACATTTCAGATAATTTTTTAACTTTAATTTTAGTTGCTTTATCTGTAATTTGTTTTGACTGTTCTAATAATTTTGATTTGATTTCTGGAATTATTATTTGTATGTATTCTTTTAATGCATCTGTATCATTAACATTGACAATGTATTTATTTAACAATTGTTTTTGTGATTCGTCTAAGCCTGAATATTTTTCATTAAACTTATCTACAATTAATTTATATGTTAATAATCGCATATCAGGTGATTGTGCTTCAAAAGATTCAATTACCGGATCTTTTTCAATATTTTGTTTTTTTCCAATCAATCCATATGATACAATTGCAGATTTGCATTCCATAAGTTGTTTTGGATTATCTGTCTCTGCATATTCAAATAACATGTATGCTGATGCTAATACTTTATAATTATTAATATGTATTTTTGACATGTTAGTAAATATAAAATTATCTGATATTTCTTTTACTAGATTGTATCGTTGTCTTTTTAATACACTTTGATTTAATTTATCATACGTAGCTTTAATAGTTCGTATATAATCTAAACCCATGGCTTCACTTCGAAATTGTTCTTTTAACAATGAATTATATAAATGTAATTCTTTTGATAACTCGGTATTTTTTCCAAAATATTTTTTAATAATATCAATAGTAACTGATTTATTCGAAGACAATGTTTCAGATGTTAATTTTCTAACCAACATTTCAAACAGAATACCGGTGTTTTTATACTTTGAATGTTTTAATTTCTTCATGTTGTGTACAGTACTTTATTTTTTAATAAATATGATTAACGTTTATAAAATGTTATTTTCATCTAACATAGTTCCTAAATCAATATTTTCTGCTATTTGTTGTTTTGAATTTAATGATTCTAAAATCATTTTTGGACTCTTACCTTTTAAATGTTTTAATATATCATGATTTTCAGTAGACATTGGTTTAACAAATGGGGTAGACTTTAAATCAGGTAGAAATGCTGTTTTTTGGTTTTCTGGATTGAATGCTTGTTTCATGGTTTTTGCGCCTGTCGGATCCCATCCAAATTCATTTTTATGTTGACCAAATTTAATACCTTCTTTAGGTCGACCGCCTTTATCTTTCTGTTCAACATCATCACTACTCATATGCATTGATGCTAAATCGTGCGGCGTACCAAATGATGCTCCTGTTATTGTTGGATCATTTCCTTCTTGTTCAATTTGGTTTTGACGGAATCGTAATTTCAAATCTTCAATAACATCATTACGTTCTTCTAACCATTGATCTTCGGACATATTAAAGATATATTCATATATGTATTTATCTGAAACTAATTTAGAATCTTTCATTGCTGTTGCTAAT